TTTGGTCAGTGACTGGGCTATGCTCTCGAATTTTGACGGGTCGAGCGTGGGCGGCGCATTACTCGACAATGTTGCCCTCCCCTCGCGAATCACCGCAAAAATATTGGTGTTGTTGGCATAAAATTGATAAACGACAAGGCACGTAACCAGCAGCGTGATAGTCTTGCCCAAATGGTTGGTAAACGCCATCTTAAGAAAAAGCCAAACCAGCGCCAACGGCGTGACGTTTTCAGGCATTTTCTCTTCAACCGCCACTTTTTTTATTTCACCGTCTTTTTCGTCACTCATTTTTCACCTCATTTTTCACCTCGTCTTTCACGTCGTCTTTGCGCTTATGTTGAAATGCGTCATCAATTTTGCGCGGGTTGTTTAACTTAAGGTGTGCTTTTTCTAAAAAATAATCAATTTGCAAGTCTTTGATGGTTTCGTGTATTTTATGCACAATTTGCATGCCAAAAAGGCCAATTATGAAACCAATTGAAGGCTGGTATTTTTCGAGAAGTTCAAAAAAATCAACAACTAAAGGCGTTAAATATACCGCGCAGGCAGCGCCTGAAAAAACCATAAAGCCCCGCATTATTTTTGTACCAGCTGCCAAAAATGGGATGCTAACGCAAGAGCCAATCACCCCAGCGATGATCACCATCAGAATTAAACGCCAATGCGTGTAAAGGTACATTCCACCCTCCAGTCTTTTATTTTAAAGATAATTGCCGCGCCCACCGATTTTGACGGCGGCGTACATGGCGGCGGCCTTGACCGAGCCCACGCCCATTCTTTTAAGCAAGGAATAAAAAAGCGCATCGGCAAAATCTTTGGAATGGTATCCGCCTGCCTGTTCATAACACCAATCGTGAAAAACAGCCGCTGGGCTATGTCGCCCAAACTGAGGAATGAATATTGTCGCAACGCGCGGCACACTTGCCAAGTCCGTCAAAAATCCTGACGGCACCGTTAAATTATGGGCGCGGCCTTGGTAAATTGCCGTCACATAGTACGGTCGGTCAACGACAAAAGCCTTTTTTTCGTCAGTTGACAAGGCCAACACCCAGCCCTCGCTAAAATCAAACAGAATTACTTCGGATTTTGAACTGGGTGAAAATAGCCCCATTTTATTTACCTTTCCCAATGGCTCTGTCTAAGTCGGACATAGCCGCATCAAACACCGCTTGCGCCGCTTCGACCGTTACTGCGCCCTGAATCCCATTTAAGCCCTTTGCCCTCATGCGCCACGTCCGCAAGGTCTCGATAAAACCTTCAGCCATTGCGGATTCTCGCAAAATTAAATCGGCTTCTTCTTTTGCCGTTATGCCGTGAGATTCTGCGCCAGTTTTTACTGATAAGGGCGGCTCTCCCGTATAACCAGCATCTTTCCACGCTTGCGAATCGCTTGCGTTGCGTTGGTACTCGCTGGACAAATAGACGCTGTTTTTGATTGTTGAATCACCAACTTCAACCGCTCTCTCGTCAATTTTTGCACACAGGTCGGTTTTGAGTGTAGCTAAAATAATGTCGCTTGCAATTTGAACAATTTTACCGTCAACAATTTGATAATTTTGACAATTCAAAAACTGTTCCTGCGTACATTCGATTTGGTCGCTTGGCAACGTGTTTTGACGCTCGCTGTATTGTGATTTTGCAACGATTTTGCCTGTTTTTTCGTAAGTTACTGTAAACATTTTATGCCCCCTGTGTAATTAAGCCCTTAAACCAGCCGAAAATGAATAAGAAAAAATAAGAACCAATCCAGCCGTCCCTCCTGTGGTTACAGTTACTTTTTGCTGGAAAGAGTAGCTTGTACCTTTCGTACAAGCAACCCCGAACTGGATGGCAGTTGTCCCGTTTTCGCCAACGCTTTGCCCGACAGAACCGTCGACAAGCACCGCATTGCCATATCGGCCTGCTGATTCTTTAGACACATTAAGAATAGCATTCAAAATCACAAAACCATCGCAGGGAGCCGTAAAATTTAAATTGTTGGTTAAAATTTGACCAGTTGTTGTTACTTGCCCAGGCGTACCAGTCGTGACTGATTTATATCTAGACGATGATATTGCTTTCCAAAGCTGCCCTAAGTTAGGGCTTGTACCATTCACGTCAGTCAGGGTTTGACCGCTGCCCTCTATCGCAAGTTTTAGCTCGCCGTAAAGGTTATTTAATGATTGATTCGTGACGGTTGTTAGCTCGCGTGGGTCTCCATCTGGAATATTCAAAGCAGGGTCTGCCGGCTGAAACGGCGTATTGCCAGTTCCAAATAATTTCATTTTTAGCTCCTTTTTTATTGAATCGAATTGTATAAATCTGTGTCGTATGTATAAATTGCGACCGAATTGGCTGGCTTAATTCTGTTAATTAAGCATTCAATAACAGTCGGCGGTGCAACGTAATCATCAAGCAACGCTTGGTCTAACAAAGCCGCCCCGATAATTGATGCGTTGTTCAATGAATAATCGACGATTACGTCAAAAGTAAAGCGGTTGGCCTCGAGAGTTGTAAAAAATGCAAAGTCAAATCCTGCGCTGTCAAGTCCAATATTATACAAGCTGTCCGAACTTCGACGTGGCACTATCTTAACATTAAAACCAGTTAAATCAAGTACTAAATTTTCAAAATCCTCAACTGTAACAAACGTTTTTCTGCTTAGAAAAAGTTTAAGAAGGGCTCGGCGTGTTTCTAAATCGTTGGGGGTGTTAAGCGCACACGCGTCAGGCAAGCCAACCGATTCCTCCCAGCTTGTAATTAAGTCAACCGTGGTATCAATGCTTAACTCTTTTCTTAAGTAATAAAAATAAGCAAAAATAACGGCAAGCTGTTCACCGACCGCCATCGACAAAGCGTAATCTGGTGTCCCTGCCACCCCGTGAGCCTCCCAATATCGGCCTTTTGGCAAAGAAAGACTAAATATTTTTGCGCACGTTTCTACCTCGCCAAGACTTGGCTTGTATAAAAATTCTGTGCCGTCGAGCAAAACACCGCCAGCGCCAATCGGCAAGCCATCTAATGCTGGGAACCCCAGTGGTGAATAAGTCAGCTCCATGTAACACCACCAAAAGCAACAAGGCTGCTTGAATCAATGACCAGAGGTGCGCTTAAAAGCGCGAATGTTTTTGGCGTGTTGCCTTGCGCGTCAACCGTCGACTGAATCACACTTATAATTTGATTGTTTGTCAACGACTGACCTAAGTCTAAGTAATCATTTATAAACGCTTTTAACTCATTTTCAATCGCAGCTTTAAGGCTGGCAATATTTGGGGTGAGTGAGCCTATAGTTAGATTTATAGGTTGCAAATCAGGCGCAAAAACAAAAATATCCTCTGGCACGGTGTGGACTGGCATTTTACCCAAATCAATCACCGCTTGTTTGGTGGCGTTCAGCACCGTTTGGCTTGGTATTGGGTTTACGTCATTGTCTCGAATGACGTAACAAACAACCTGACCAGGCTGTGGCTTGTACCCTGCTTGCCCTTCAACCCCACCAAAAACAAGGTATTCTGGCGAAACAACCCACGCCCTTGTATTTCCTTCGATTGACAGGCAGGCGTTGCGAACTTGGGGGGCGGTAAACACCCCGTCTAAAATGTTTCGCGCGTCTATGATGCGCTGGCGATAAGCGTCATCACTTTCTGCGTCACTTGCGCCCGTCAAGCCGTTGTAAGTGACATAAGCCTCATTGTCGCCGCTTAGCTTGATGTCGCTAATAACATTTTGAGAGATACCCGAACCAATCGACTTAATGCCAACAAGGCCGCCGATAAGGCTGGCAGTACCGCCACTTACACCGCTAAAAGCCAGCTGCGACGTGGTTTTAAACGTGACAGCGGTGCTTGAAACAATCCCCGTTACTTCATTTTGACCGTTAAGCGCCGAATTGACAAGCCCTGACAGCGTGACTTTAACGCCCTTTGCAAGGCCGTGAATTGTGCCGAACGTGACAGTTAAAATCCCGTTCGCCGTGGCCACGTTGGTGACGTTGTAAGTAATATTGCCAAGTGTTATGGGCGATTCGGTGTAAACATCGACCGCGCCCGTACTGTATTCCTCGCCTGCGTCAATGAATTGGCCAACCGAACCGATAAGCAAGGCTTGCCCACTTGATTGACTTGCAAGCTTGCGCTCAACACCACTGTCGCGGCCAATATTGTCCAGCGCCGCGCCTGCCGCCGTTTGTGGGAAAGCATCGTCTAAAACGTCACGCGCCAAAAAAGTCACGGGGAATGCTGTGATAGCAAGCGACCGAATCAGATTAGTGACCACCGACCCGTAAACAGTCGTGTCAATGGAAGGCTCAAGCTCTTTCAGCCTTGCAAGCCCGTTTTGCTCAAGCGTTGTTATTTTGAGTGTTCTCAAAGCCATAAGTTTTATCCCAAAGGTATACATAATCGTATTTTGCGCCATCGCGGCCAACTATGCTTATATTATACGTCAAATCTCGTTGTTTATAAAAAGAAACATTAACAATCACGTTGCGGCAAACACCATCTCTTACAAGCCAATCAAGCGATTTTCTCGCCCATTCTTTAGCATTGTTTAGCGTGTTTTGTTCAACCCTTGCCCGCTCGGCTAAGTACGTCTTGCCGCCAAGTTGTCGTTTTTCTTTATTCAAAATATCACCAACCCAGCCACCACGTCTAAAAGGGTCTTTAACAGTTGAATCTTCAAGCCGAGAATCGGTAAACAAGCTTACTTTAACCGCCTCCTCTAACCCCTCGACCGTGTCTAAATCGCCGTTTTTGCTAGCATAAACAAACAGGCCGTTGCTGTCCATAATCTTTTTTAAATCTTGCATTTAATTGACTCCCCCAGTATTGCCGCCCTCGGGGTTCGGGTGCGTATGTGTTGCAAATGGCTTACCGCCAATAACCGCCGCGCCGCTTGTTAATTGGCCAGTAACAGTCGCCGTTCCGCTTGTTGCGGTGTTGCCAGTCACCGTTAAATTGCCCGTGATTGTCACGTTTCCCGTGTGCTTTACAGTGCCAAAGCTTTCAATCGTGCCGTCATTCTTAAAAACAGCATATGCACCGCTTGCAAAGTGGCCGACAGCTATTTCACCCTCTTGCAACGTGACTTTTGCGCCGTTTTTTTCAATCGAAATACAGAAAGAGTTGCCAGAATTGCCCTCAATCGGCAGGGTTACCACCAAGTCGCCGCTGTTTGGGCGGTATGCCGTGCCTGTGTGTGCCAGCACTTGTGTGGCCACGCCTTCTTGGCCATCACGCGCAAGTTCACTGTTCTGGTCACCGCTTTGTTTTGATGCCGTGACTGTTGCAACGTTTATCATTTAAGCCTCCTTGAATTTTTTATCAGATTTTTTAATGTGCTTACTCGTTTTGCTTGTTTTGTATTGCTTTTCGTCTAAGTCGACAATCTGATAAGCTTCAATCGGCGCAAGCATCAAATCGCATTTTGTGCCATCGTTTCTGCTGTAACTTGTTGTAAACGAGCGCACTATCATTTTACCGCTCACCCATCTTATCTCATCGTCAACGTCTACAACGCCGCCGACTTTGATAAATCCACCGCTTTTTGTGTGAAAAAAATTGGTGCTGATGCGGTATTGTACGCTTTTTGCCTTGCGATAATTGATTTCGTCTTGCGCGCGCTGTTTTATCTGCTCAAGCGTCATTGTGTCGTTTGTTTTTATCTCTAAATAACGGGTTGGCCGCGCCATTTCGTCATAATTATAGCCCGATAAGTCAGTAATGTTATCGTTGCTTGCGTTAATGTCAAACGCCACCGAACCTTTGCCGCGAACCTTGACCTTGTTGAATATCTCTGCGGTGTCTATTTCCAGCTCCGCGTCAAGAATGTTATTTAAGCCAGCACCATTTTTAAGATAGCAGTACTTTGTACCTAAATCCAACTCGCCAGCCCTCATAATCAACAAATCAGATTTTTCATCAGCCACAATCCAAAGCTGCAATTTGGCCGCCATTTTTGTGATGGCCTCAAGCGCTTTTTCGCCGCCCTCGATTGCTTTTTGTTGCTTAACTGGTTTAGAACCAGCGCCGTCTTTGGTGGTATCGATAACCTTGTTTGTCAAGCCAAGGCCGCTTATCAATTTTTCAGCGTAATTTTTCAGCGTAATTTCGCCCTTGATGTTTTTCAGCTTGTCAGGCACACAACTATCGACAGCGTCACATACCACGTCACGACCGCTGTATGTGATTTCAGTGCCGTCACGCCCTCCCCTGATGCTTATCCTATCAATCACCCCAGTCATGACAATTTGGTTTTTAAAATATATGCTTACCAAATCGTTGGCTTGAATTTTACTGTCCTTTGCGGCCAACGTGCCTGATATGCTAAACGTGCCCACGTTCTCATCGATTGAACGCGAAAAATCAAGCTTTGTCCAGTTCGCCTCGGGCTTGTTGTTGATTGAAACAGTAAACATCACAACCTCCTTAATGTTTCAAGCTTGCCGCCGACAAGGTACGTTGCGCGTCGGTTCTGCTTGCGCAATGCCTCGGCCACCTCAATCAATTCTGCTTCATTTTTGATGATGTCGGCAAGGCCAGCATACGTAAAGCCCAAAATATCGGCGAATAAGCTTTGTTTAGTATCGATTTTTTCAACTTTGTACTTAACGCTTTTGCTAGCTTCCTGCGCTTGAAACGCCGCCAACCTCACCGCATTAAAACCATCAAAAACAACTTTGCTAAGCAAAAAATCAGCCACTTCAACCGCGTCAGCAATCGGCAAGCCATTCGCATCATTCTCAACTCCAAAAAAAATCTTATCAAAATTTTGCTCTAACTTGTTTTTTAATTCAACCGACTGAATGTCGGTATCAAGCTTGGTCGACGGGTACATTTCATAAGCAAGCGTCAAAGTGTTGACTTGATAAAATGATGTCAATAATTCGCGCGTTGCGTTGCGATTTATGCGCGTTTGAGTATCGCTTGGCCAGTAAGCCTGCCCACCAATTGCACTCGATTGGTTAGTGATTTGTGTCGATAAATTGGACTCGTAAACGCTGCCAGCGTCGGCAAAATATGATACCGATTCTTGCGTTTCAAATGTTACGTAACCGTTACTGATTAACTCAAAAAGCTCACTTATTTCATTGCCGATTGAGTTTGTATCGAGTATGTAATCAATGTTCTGCTCGATTTGTTCAATCTTTTGAAAGGCATCAGTCATGGGCGCAGATGTTTGTTTTAAAATATATTTTAAATCGTGCATCATGCTCTGGATGTCGGTAACGGCTGCAATTGTTGATAAAGCATCGTTTACCGCCACAAAAAATCTACTATTAAAAAACGCGGCCAACTCTTTACGAAATTCAGCCGCAAAAGAAAGAACCGATTGAACGTCAAGCGGCGCATCGACAAAGCCTGCGTCATTTCTACTCGTGAAAAACGCGCAGGATACTTGTATGTATTGGCTGGTTTTGTTTGGCTGGATAATCGGCACACATTGGCCGCACTTTACATTAAATTCGCCCTGCATTGGCAGGATTAAATCGCCGAATCCTTCCTCGTTTGCCGCGTTGCGAAATGCCTCAAAATCTTCATATGCGAACTCGCCGATAAAGAAGATGTCAACCTCAAAAGAATCGGCAAAGCCGCCCGTATCCTCTGCATATTGTTCTTTTGAGTTTGGGTACTCTGTTACGACAAGGTTACGCCCGAACTTTTGCAAGCCCTCATTGCCGTCAACAAAGAATTTCACGCCCTTAAAGCTCGCGTCTAAAAGTCTACTCATTTTTATCTCCCTTGGCTCCCAGTGCCGCCAGCCGCGACGGTTTGCGACAGGTTTATGCTATTTGCAACCTGATTGAACCGCTCAACGCCTGCCATAAAGTTTGAAGTCGCTTGATTTTGCAAAATAGCAGACTGATTAGTCAATTGCGCAACCTCTGCCTGCTTGGCCACAACTTCTTGATTTTTAAGGCTGGTTTGCTGGTTAATAACGGCGCTTTGGTTGGTTAATTGTGCGTTTTGCGCCTCGACTGGGTTGGCTGGTTTTGCCGCCGCGCCTGCCGTTTGCCCAGCCGCCGCTGTTGCTGGTGGTTTTGTAAAGATTTTAACACCCGTGGCGGTTTCCGTTTGCATTATTTTTCCATCACGATCGCGCATTGCACGTTGGCCGCCTTGAATTGCCGCCCACTTGTCTTCTAACTCTTTGCCCTGAATCCGTTGTGCCTCAACTCGATTAAACACAATCTCGCTTGTTTTTGAGCCAGCTTCACTAACTGCGGCCAAGGCAAGCTTAAATTCGCCACTTGCTAAGTACGACATCGCGTCAACAACGCCTTTTAATACCACGCCTAAAATTGAAACGGCGTCAATAACTAAGCCTATTCCCAAAGCGACCGTATCGAAGGCGAACGCAAGCCCAAAAACGGCTACTTCCATGAATTTTATGTCATTGCCAGCGCCGCCAAAAGCCACGCTTAAGTTGGCAATTGTCGCATCAAATTGTGCCGTGACTTCTTTGCCAAACAGGGTTTGATTAATCATGTCGCCGATTGACGCGCCAAAGTTTGTCACGCTCGCCATTGCTCGGTTGTACTTGCCCGATAACGTTTGTGCTTCAAGTGATAAAGCTTTTGTGACGCGACCCGCTATCGCCGATTTGTCGCTTGTTAACTCTAAAGATTTGGCAAAAACCTCATTGGCTGTTGACATCCTAACAAGTACATCGTCATAGTTTCCGCCAGCGATCATCTTGGCAAGCTCGCCCTTGTCCGCGCCATCGTAGTTACCGAGTGCCTGCAATATTTTCTGCATTTTTTCAGCAATTGGCATTTTTTGGATTTCGGCAAGGTTTAAACCAAGCGACTTAATGGCCTCGTCAGCATCGCCAGCATTGATGTTGCCACCGATAATTTTTAATGCGTTAGAAGCCTCTCCAGCTTGAACCTTCATCTCGCCAGCCGTACTTGCCCATGCAAGCATCTGGTCTTCATTCAGCCCCAATGACTTCGCCACTGCGCCGCCTTGAGAGATGAAGTCATTTAAATATTGTTCATTTAACACGCCAAAATTATCACCTAGCATGTCAATTTTGTTGGCCATTTCCGTCAATCCTTTAGAATCAAGGCCATATATTGCTTGCAATAACTGGAACGAATCAAGGACAGATTCACTGTTAATATCCCAAGCTTTGCTAGAGGCAATGGTTAACTTTGTTAATTCTTTCAATTGCGCAGGGTTTAAAGTTGAATCGGCCTTAGCGTATGCCACCGCCATCGACGTGACTTCAGTTTGATTTAAACCAACCTCAGCCGATAATTTAGCCATCTCGCTGGTATACGCCCCTATTTCGCCCATACTCTTGTTTAGGCCTTTTGACAGCGCCAACTGTGCTGTTTCAAGCTCTGCGAATTGTACGACAGAGGCCGATATGCCAGCGACAGCCGCCGCGCCTGCCGCCGCAACGCCCAAACCAGCGGCCGACATCGCGCCGCCCGTAAGCCCAGCTGTCATGCCAGCACGGCCAGCGCCGCCCATTCGCATTGCCGAAATCCCTCCCGTGCCGCCCGTGTTTTTTGCGGTTACGGTCATGGTAGCGTTCAAATCTTTTTTAAGGCTTGCTATCGCCGATTCAGCGGCGCTGGTGTCCGCGCCAACCTTCATGTTAATGGTGCCGCCCTGATTTTTAAGCCTTGCAATTGCACCTTGTGCGCCTTTTGTGTTTACTTGCACGGCAATTGGCTTGTTTAAGCTTTGCAAGTTTTTTGATAACTTAGCCACCTGCTGTTCTATCTTTTTTAAAGCAGGCGACAACTTGTCAATCGCGCTTATTGTGTACGCAATGTTTAGACTATTGGCCATTAGAGACCCTCCCAAAGTTCAGCTATGGTTAAATTTTTGTCGTTTTTCTTAGCGCGATTTATTCTCTCGTAATACCTGATTGAGCTAGTCAATTCTGAAGCCGTCATTAGTTTGGCCTCACCGTATCCAACTTGACCATCGGAAATGGTGGATAACGACAAGGCCAATTTGTGACGCTCATTATAAATGACTAGCTCTTCATAAAATTTGAAGCGTAAGCACCTGAAACTAAAAGTAAATCGTTAAAATCCATCGAATCCCAGTGCAAATCCGTCAACGGTTGGCCGTTAAATTGAACTGCGTCAGGCACTTTTTTAACAAATTCTTTGAATTTTGTAAACAATTCAACGGCATAATCAGAATTGTTTAAACTCAAAATCAAAAGAAACTGTTTAGCCAAATCCTCTGGTGACTGCACGACCGTTTCCACTTCAACCGCTGTATCACGTGTAACATCGGCTGGTTTAAACATTCCTTGCGCCTTGACTGACGCAATGTTGTTCGCGCTTTCAACGTAACCCTTAAACGCCATGATGGCAATTAAATTGCGAGAAGACTGTTTAGGCGCAACCAGCACGACAGAATCTACAGTTTCTTCTCCAACAGCAAACGGGGTTTTTAAATCAATGTTTATCTCACTCATACAATTTCCTTTCCGCTGAACGTAATAGCTGCTTTTTTGTCGGTCGTATTAAACTCAGGATTTTCAGAAAAAGAGCAGTCGCGAAAGTTTAAAGTCTTTCCAGTCAACTCGTTTTTGATCGTGATATTGCTGGTCAAGCGCCCTTCGGTTGTTTGTCGCAACATTTCTAAAATGTCCACGCCATCCACATAAGCAGGCACTTCAAACTTAACTTCCTGCATATTTTCCTCGTCCGCACGGTACTGAATCACGCGGTTTTGGCCGTTCATAGTAATCGGCTGTGACTTAGATTTGCCAAAATCGTAAGAATAAGTCAACGTTCCAGCCACGATGGGGATGTTTTTCCCATTCACATAGATGCTGTCAATATCTTTTAAAGTTGCCATGATTATGCCCTCGCGTTGTTGTAGTTAGTTGTTACAGAGAGATTCATTGTTACGTTGCCGACATGGGTCACAATCTCGACCACGCAGTTGACGTTAATCGCTTGATTGTTAGTATCAATTTCAACTTTAAGAAATTTTTGAAAAGATTTTAAAGCGTCCGCGCCGGATGTAACAAGTGCCAACTCTGCTATTTCTTGGTAAATGTTGCTTAAAAACACTTCAACAAGCGCTTTATTTGTCATTGAACGACCTTCAATCAAATCGCCATTTGTCATGCGCTTTTTAGACATTTCTGTGCGCAAAGCGGTATCAAAATACTCACGCACAATCGAGCTGGTGCGAATATGCTCAAGTGGTTTCCAAGTGGTATTAACGTTGCCGCTTGCGTCAGTCTTAAATTGAGTTTGAAAACGCCCGACAATGTTGGTGTTGGCCGCGCGGTTCACGCCAATCGTTGAAAGGTTGAAGTCTTTTAATGTTTTTTGCACTTCAAGCGAAAAATACCAAGACGGATTATTTGGTAAGCTGTTCGCAATGGGTATGCCGTGGTAAGGCAAGCTTGCCAAAGCCTCTCCGCCCGTGTAATCACTTAAACCACTTGCACCGCTCACAATGTCCGTTAAGTCAGCGCCAGAAACTGCCGTACGGTCAATTGCCGTCGCGCTAAAAGCCATCAAC